GAACGGCTCGCGAAGCTCCGTGGCATGCGCGAAGAGGTGGAGGCGCTCGGAACCGAGATCGACGAGATGTCGGAGATCGAGCGGGCGCAGAAGTCCAGCGACGGCTACAAGGCACCGCCTGTCCCGGAAGGCAATGCCGCACCGCGCCAGCGCCAGAAGGGAATCGGCGAGCTTTTCGTCGAGTCGGCCGCGTACAAGAATCGCGGTCAGAAGATGGGCGCAGATATCGACGTGGAAATGAAGACCCTGTTCCAAACCTCCGCAGGTTGGGAGCCGGAGAGCCTGCGAAGCGGTACCCTCATCCTCGACGCGCAGCGCCCACCGCAGGTCATGGACCTCATCCCGCAGACGACGACGCAACAGGCATCGGTGGTCTACATGGAGGAGACCACGTTCACCAACAACGCTGTTGAGAAGTCGGAAGGTGGCTCGTTCGGAGAAGCCGCGTTCGCGCTCACTGAGCGGACGGTCGCGGTTCGGAAGATTCCGATCTTCCTGCCGATCACCGACGAACAGCTGGAAGACGAGGCTCAGGCATCGTCCTACGTGGAAAGTCGACTTCGGTTTATGATCGAGCAGCGCCTTGACCTACAGGTGATCATGGGCGACGGCATCGCGCCGAACATTGCGGGCATCCTGAACAACGCGGGAACTCAGCAAGTGTACGAAGCTGCGTCGAGTGATTCGCGACAGGACGCAATCCACCGCGCAATCACCGCATCTCGTGTCACTGGGCGCGCTCGACCGAATGCGGTCGTGATGCACCCTAACGACTGGGAAACGCTACGCCTCGCGCGAGAAGGTACGACCGGCGCGTACCTGTGGGGTCCTCCTTCAACTTCCGGGCCGATGCAGGTATGGGGTCTTCCCGTTGTCCTTTTCGACGGCTGGGAAGAAGGAACGTCGATCGTCGGAGACTTCGCAAACTTCGCCTCTATGGCTATGAGACGCGGAATTGAGGTGAGGATCACGGACTCGCACAGTACGTACTTCGTGGAAGGCAAACAGGCGATACGTGCCGACCTTCGTGCCGCGCTGGTGAACTACCGGCCCGCTGCGTTTGTACGAGTAGACGACGAGACCTAATCGTCAAAGGAGTGCATTGATGAAAGCGATCACGAGATTGTACGTGATGGCTAACGGCAAGGTCGGACCCGCTGGGTCCGGCCGCGCTGTTGAGCGATACTGCCGGGTCGGAGCGGAGATACCAGAAGGCGAGATCGGAAAGCACCCGGAGCTCGCGGCCTACGTAGACGACCATCCTCGCAAGAAAGCGCGGATCCAACCGCGCCCGGTCGAGACAAAGCCGCGCTTGTCCGAGCCACGAGCCGAGCAGGTGACCGACGATGATCACACCGACTGAGCTGCGCGCGCACATCGAAACCGACCTCACCGATCTTGAGGTACAGACCGTCATCGAATCGGAGGCAGAATGGCTTGCGAAGATCGCGCCGACCGGGACGGTGACCGAAGAGTTCATGTTCGAGACGCGCACTAATCGGCTACACCTGAAGCGCCCAGCGGAGTCTATCACGCAGATACGCGAAGGGATCGACGAGTTCAACTACTCGATTCTCGCGTCGAGCGAATACCGGATCACGGCAGACGGAAACCCGCAGAAGAAAGGAGACTTCGACTTCGCGGTTGAGGTCACCTACGTTGTAAGCGAAGCCACGACGCTCCGGGACTCGGTACTGATCGACCTCGCAAAGCTACGGCTGAACTACCAGAGTGGGCTCAGCACATCGGCAGGTGACTTTGGGACGATCGGGGCGACACAGAAGATGGATCTGGAACGCGCACGGATTACGAGTAGACTACAGATGAGGCGGTTTGCGTGAGCGTCAGACGGATGATGCGCTACACGGCTACTTGCCAGCGCCGCGCGTCCGGGGCAGACGCCTACGGTCAACCTAACGGCGAATGGGTAGATCAGCCGGGCGTGGCGTGCTACGTCTACACCGACACTCCAAGCCGGAAGGCGAACGTTGACGATGGGGTAACGGCGCAGCTATCGATACGGGTGTGGTTGCCGCTCGGTACTGACATCCTCGCCACTGACCGCTTCTCGCATATCAAGACGCGCCTCGGAGAAACGGTGCACGGGCGCCTGGACATCGACGGCGTGAACCGGAGGACCGGATATCTCGAAGCTGTCTGTAGGCGGGCGCAGTGAGCGAAATGGTATGGCGAGGCGATGAGCTGGTGACCGCAACCGAAGAGGCAGCCCGACTTGCCATAGACGAGACGGCCGCAGCTTGCGTGATCGCGGCAAAGCAGATCGTGCCTGTTGTCACGACCGTCCTGCAAGGGTCGATCCAGATGCGACCGGCAAAGGTAGTCGGGAGCGAGGTCGTCGGCGAGTGGGGCAGCTACGGCGTTAACTACGCGATCTACGTCGAGACGATACCGGCGGTGAACTCGACAGGGCAGCGCCCGTTCCTGCGACCAGTCGCAGACGAGAAGTACCCGCAGCTCGCAGACCTGATTCAGAAGCACTATCGGAGGCTCACGAAATGAGTAACGCCGCGATTGCGATACGTTCAAGATTGCTCGCCAACGCGAGCGTGGTCGCGCTTGTCAGTGACCGTGCTTACGTAGCCGAGCTACCGCAGAGCGAAGCGGCGAACATGCCGAGATCGAGTGTCGTCATTCGGCTGACGGGTGGGATTGTCCAGTCGCATTTCCTTCCGTACCTGCCGCAACGTCTCGACGTGATCGCGTACGGTAGTACATTCGGAGAGGCCGATGAACTAGACCGCGCCATAGCCCAGGACTTGCACATGCTTGACGGTGCGACGTACGATGGGGTGGCGATCAGAGGCGTCGACGTCGGGGGCAGCTATACCGCTCGCGATCCGACGTTCGGCTGGCCTTATCAATGGCGGACGTACGACGTGCACGCCATCACCATGAGCGAATAGGAGGATCACATGAGTGACCGCGCAGAAATTATCATGACGCCGTACGAGGTTTACCTTGCACCGGCTGGGGAGTCTGAGGTCTCGCTGTCGGTAGCAGACCCGGCAGCGTCGACCAACTTCGTATTGCTCGGTACGTACGGGAAGAAAAACTACGCCGAGGGAGGCGTAACGCTAAACCTGCCGAACTCGTACACCGAGCATCGCAACGCCGGGTCGACCGGTATCATCAAGGTCACGAGAAACGAGGAAGGCATATCGTTCTCGCTTGAGCTCGAAGACTTCACGCCTGAGCAGTTTCGCCACGCGCTGAACCACAATACGCCGGCAAGCGCCGCAGGCGAGACCGAGACGCAGCTGTATCGAGGACTGACGGTTTACGAGTACGCCGTGATCATTCGCGGGGTATCGCCGTACCAGAGCGACAAGCTCGCCCAGTTCTACGTGCCCCGGTGCTACAACTCGGGCGAGCCTTCGATCACGTTCGACAAGGGATCGGCGGCGGCTCTCGCGCTTGAGTTCACCGCACTGGAAAATCAGGCGGCGGCTACCGAGGCAGAGCGCTTCGGTCACTACGTTTGCGAGGAGGCTGACACGTAATGGTCCTTGACATCAAGACGGAGGTAGAGCGAGAAGAGTTTTCCATCGACGGGCAGGTATTCCACCTATCCCGTCAGGATGACGTTTCGCCAAGGGAAAGCGTTACCCTGCACAATATCGGCGTCATGCTGATGAAGTTCGAGGAAGCGCGGACCGCAGAAGGGGAGATCGACGACCGGCTCGGGCAGAAGCTCGAGTCCGGTCTGGACGATGCAATCAGGATCGTCGTGCATGAGGAGATCGGAGAGGTACTCGGCAAGCTCTCGCTCTCGCACAAGATTGCGATCATGCAGGCTTTTACCAAAGCCGCAGGGATGGGGGACCTAGCGGCAGTGGCGAACCCCTCGACTGGGGAGCAGTCGTCCCCCAGCTTCAGCGATTCTACGGAGGCGACCCCGAGCAGTGGTTAGGTATGCCGATGCGGTATCTGCGTATGTATTCGGAGATGATGCCGACGCTTCGGGCGCAAGAGGCGCTACGTCAGGTTCGCATCGGTGCGGTTGCCGCCGGGGTCATGGAGCAACGCGCCCAGCGTGAGCAGATCCGTAGCTGGCAACGGGAAGCAAAGATTGAGTCGTCGAACGCGCCGCCACCGAAACACTTGGTAGCGGCCATGTTCGGATCTCGAGGCATAAAGGTGGATTGACGATGGCGACACTCGGCGAGGCAGTACTCGAACTCAAGACAGATTCCACGGCACTCGTCAAAGGCATGCGGGACGCAAAGCGCGGGACCGATGACCTCGCCCGTCAGTTCCAGCGCGTCGGTCGGAGCATGCAGCAGGTCGGGTCCTCGCTCACGCGGAGTTTGACCCTTCCTCTTGCAGCGGTAGGAGCTGCGTTCGCGGCCGCTACGGTTGAGGCGGGAAATTATTCCGACAAGATTCTCGACCTTGAGCAGATCACAGGACTCTCCACCGAGTCGCTACAGGAGCTTGAGCACGTCGCTACCGTAGCGGGCGTTTCCTTCGAGGGGCTCACCGGTACCATACAACGGTTCAGCGCGCGGCTACCTCAGATCGAGGCAGGGACCTCAGAGTCCGCGATCGCGTTCGACAAGCTCGGCGTAGCGCTTCGGGATTCGCAGGGCAACGTGCGCGACATGGAGGAGCTGTTCCCTGAGCTGATCATGTCGCTACAGAACGTCGAGAACGTGACCGAGCGCAACGCCATCGCGCAGCAGGTGTTCGGGCGATCGCTCAACGACCTCGCTCCGATCCTCGGGATGACAGCTGATCAGTTTGAAGCGGCGCGGAGCGAGGCGCACGAACTCGGACTTGTGCTCGACGGCGATGCTCTGAATGCGGCGAATGACTACCGCGTCGAAATCGAATCTCTTGGCGCGCAGCTAAAGACGTTGTGGCGTAACTTCGCGGTTGACCTTATTCCAGTGATCAAAGACACGGTACTCCCGGCTTTTCGCAGCCTCATGGCTTCGGTCCGCAGTGCACTCGAGGGTTTGGCAATCTGGACAGCGGACTACAGCGCACTATCCTGATTGTAGCTGCGACAGCCGCAGCGATTGGTCCGGCCGTGGGGCTCGCCGGAAAGATCATGTCTGCCGCCGGAGCAATCAGAGGCCTCGGCGTCGCGTTCGGTCTGAGCAATCCAATGCTTGCTGCGTTCCTCGTAACGTTGACTGCCATCGTAGCTGGTGTCGGGTTCCTGATCCACCGTGCTCGAACGGCAGCGAAAGAGCGCGAGCTACTTACCAACGCCATCACCGGCAACGTCGAGTCGATGGACGAGTACAGCGACGCACTGGCACTCCTGGACAAACGGGAAGAGGCAGCGCAGAGCAACATCGAGAACTATCAGAGGGGACTACGAGCTGCGCAGGATGAGCTTGATCGCCTCCGAGAGGCTGAGCAACGAGCACGGTCGGAGGGGTACGGAGAGGACCTCCTCGCGAACAACCTGAGAGCGCAGCGCGAACTCGTTGGGCAGATACGCAACTACGAAGGCGAGATTACGCGCATACGCTCTGAGGCGCAAGAAGAGCGCGCATCTGTCGAGCAGAACATGGCTGACCTCGAGGCAACGCTACGCGCAGAGCAAGAGGCGCGCGAGTCCGAAGAGATCGCAGCGATACAGGCGCGGTCGCAAGCGTTGCAGGCATCCATTGACGCGCAGCTCGAGGGCACCGACGAGGTAGCCGAGAAAGAAGAGGAAGCCAGTAAGAACGCGCTCGATATGATGCGGCAGATGCTATCGGGTGTTCGTGACCTCGACGGCGAACTCAGCGATCTTGATCGAGCAATCGTATCAGACGCTTTCGCGCAGTGGGCCCCGTCGCTTCGTGACGCGACCGAGGAGGCATCGGGTCTCACCGAAGAACTGGTCAGGGCT